AAAGGTTTTGAGGAGATTATCCTTTACCCCATTGAATTTCACGACTTATTCGGATAAAGGATTTTCGGGCTTGACAAGCGAATTCAAAGCTGCTAGTCTGATTTTGTGCCGCGCGAAATGACGATTTCGCGTCATTCCCGTAGCTATTGGCGTAAAGCCGATAGGGTGCTCGCGGGGGGTTACAGCCATGCTGTAACCCCCTGCTATTACGTCAACTATGGGGGCTAGTCCTATTGTCTAGTAAGGGAGGTAACAATTCTCCGCAAATGTCTCTGCATAGTGGTCATTGTGAGTGGTACAATGGCCCTCTATACAGGAAAAGCGTTTGCAGGATGGAAAGACAAAGTAAAAAGAAGTGTAAATCACATGGAAAAGGTTATGGGTGCTCCTTTATCAACATGGAGAATTCATAATTGGAACATCAGAGCACGACAGATAAAGCTACGGTACATACATCCCCCATATTATAGTGCATGGCTATGTATTCATAGAGGCGAGGGATCATGGAGTGATCCTAATGCACCATATTGGGGTGGATTGCAAATGGATCTAGGATTCCAAAGAACATATGGCAGATATCTCTTTAACACAAAAGGTACTGCTAACCATTGGAGTCCTTTGGAACAAATATGGACAGCGGAAAAAGCCAGAAGAGGAGGAAGAGGCTTTTATCCCTGGCCGAATACTGCCCGTTACTGCGGGTTGATTTAGAAGATGATACTCCGAGGTCTAGGTGGGTGGATTAACACGAAAGCGGCCTTTCATGTTAAGGTAGGAGTATCCTAATGCCCTGGTTTGCATGGGTATGGATTGTCGTATTTGTAGCTCTCATGATCTTTATCATTATACAGATCATAGGGACACACAAGGCACTTAAGGAGATGAAGAAATACCAATAGATATGTTAGGAGGAAAGAATAGAACATTCAGTTGAAATCGAAATGCATTTCAGCAGAGATGTAACAATCCGACAAAAATTCACTAGTGTTATAGACACCGAAGATGAAGCATTAAACTTCGGTGAAGGTTGTGCTCAAATGGCATGGTCGTTTATGAAGGGATTTGGGCAGGTAGAACTTGAAACCGATAACGACAGCGATTGAGGTCTGTCCGAACTGCGGAGATTTCACAGAATCCCTAAATGAATCGACGGGTTTTTGCCGAGAATGTTCACCTAAGGTATGTTCGCGCTGTGGGGAAGTTCCTCCAAGTATCGGACATAGTTTATGTATACAGTGTCAACGAGAAACATGGTGGGAACGCAATGCGGATCAGCTAGAGGTATATCTTAGTCAAGGTATATCTCTAAGTGATGCGCGGGAAAAGATAGAAAATGAAAACAGAGCGATTTGTATTTCGTGTGGTACACCGATTCCTGGCCGTCACAGGGAGAGTACGATATTCTGCTCCCGAACAGAAGAATGTCGTAGAGCGAAAAGGAGCTATATCTGGAAAATCGAAAAAGGAATGCCCAAAGATTTAGCATTAGAAGAAGTTGTAGAACAATTACAAGTAGAGAGCATCTTACGGGAAGTGGTGACAAATGGCAACAACCTATGAACCCGCTTCTTTTCAAATTTCGGATCTAGAGCAACTAGAAGCTCTAGGCAATTCCGCAAATTGGAGTGAAATGGGTGCGTATAAGACAACCACGATCTTGTGGTTGCTACAACGCAAGCTTAAAGAGAAACAAGCACCAAAGATTCTCGTAATCACTACTAGGTCTGGAAAAGGGACATATTTCAAGCATGCCCCAATTCTCGATCCGGATTACGAAGTCTTTAATATCCAAAGGCAGAAGATAACACTTGTGCTGGAGGATATGGAGATCCCCTATGACGAAATCCCAAAGAACGGGAATTTCCCTATGCTCTTTGTTACCCATTACGACGTTTTCACCAATAGAAAACCTCGTAAGAACAAAGTGGCTGACGTAGAGGATCTAGAAGATGAATCACAGAATGCTGAGCTAGCTAAGATCATTGAGGAAGTTACCGAGGGTAAGAAACCACAGGGCTATCTGGAGCAGTTGCTTGAGATAGAGTGGGATGCGGTAATTCTCGATGAAGCTCATAGAATCAAGAACCGCTCAACAGGTTGGACAAAGAACATCAAGAAGCTGAAAGCAGACTTCAAGCATGTTATGACGGGTACAGGATTCATTAACCGTCCTGACGAAATATGGAGTCTGTTCAATTTCCTAGAGCCACGCCAGTATACGTCATACTGGAGGTTCAGGGAGAAATACTGTTGGGAAGAAGTGGATTGGTCTGGCTTTAGGAAGATTCGCGGAATTAAGCCTGATATGGAGGATGAGTTTAAGAAGCTCATTCGTGATATTGGGCCTAGACACACAAAGCGCGAGGTATTCCCTAATCTGCCAGAACCGATCTACTCTCCTGTGGAGGTTTCGCTTAATCCAACGCAGCAAGCGATGTATAACGGTATTAAGAACTTCCTACAGGCAGCAGATCAAAAGGGTATGCCACTTATGGTACCTAACATTCTCGCTGCATTGCAACGACTACGACAGGTCTGTGTAGCAACTCCTGAAGTAGTCAACGAGTTTTACGACAAAGAGCTAGAGCGAATGATTCAGGAGATTCGTCTAGTTGAACCGTCGTCTAAACTCGATGCACTCATGGAGGTAATCGACGGACTTGAATGGGATAGCGAGCGGAAGGATCAACTCGTCGTATTCAGTAACTTCAAGGACCCACTCGAATTGCTGAAGAAGAGATTGGATAAGAAGGAAATCCCGTACCTCCATCTTCAGCAGAAGGATACTGACCGAGTACGATACGAGAAGTGGGCTGAGATATTCCCAAAGCAGGAACATCAGGTATTTCTCAGTACATTGCAATTGGGTTCAGAGAGCATTTCGTTGACTTCAGCAACTACGTGTGTATTCCTCGATAGGTCATGGTCGCCGAAAGATAATATGCAGGCAGAGTCCCGCGTATGGCGTCCAGGGCAAGAAGAGGTAGCTAACATGATCCATATTAATGCGATTGGCACCGTAGATGAACGAGTGCTAGCGGTTAACGAAATCAAGCAAGGTTGGTTCAAGCAGATATTCGGATGAGATACGCACAACAGAATGCGTTGCTGCACAATCAGCGCATGCTAGAAATGCAACGACGTGAACTAGAAGAACAAATCCAGCAAATTCGGGAAGATCAACCGAAGAAGCTAAATGGGCAAGGAGAGGCTGAAGTAGTTGCAACAGCCTCTCTAGCGCCCGTTCTTAAACATTGGCGTGAAATATGGGAAAGAGAATACGGTCCTGAAAATCTGCATTTAACAGATAATCTATTCATAGGACCTATCGGTTATTTGGCGGAACAATCAGGAGTCAACCGTAGACAGATCAATGCCATTATGCGACAAGAATGGAAATACTGTTCGGTCACAAAGGCCGAGAAATTGTTAATGGCAATAGACCGAGAGTATATGCTTGCTACTGGAGAAGTTCCAATTATACCGAGTCCATATTGGTCGATGGAAAAATGGACAAAGTACATGGACAGTAGAGGCTGCACCACCGACGGCAGTTAATGAGTTATACAGGTAAGGAAGTTGTAAGCTTGACTTCCAGTAGAAAATATGATAGTGTGGAGGTTGTCCTACTCCTCATTGGGACAGACCACAAAGGGGTTGTCTCAGGCAACCCCTTTAGGGTCAATTCTACGGGAATGGAGGGAAAATGGATTTTCGCTGGTTTGACCGGCCAGACACACGTAACCGATTTGCGCGGGTTTTGTGGGAATCGGATCTACTCAACTCTGGCGAGGATATCCTCGACTTCTACGAAAAGCCATATAAGTGGGATGAGGAATTTCTTATCTGGCTTTCATACGGCTCACCGGATAACGACTCACTAGCTTGGGACGATTTTCTCGCTAAGATTCAGAGTCTTTCCAATCCTGAGCCACTAGACGCAGCATAACTACGGGAGGCATAATGAGAACAAGTATTACATTTTCTGACGGGAGTACGCATACTTCCAAGATAGGAGCTTCATACTGGTATGACGCTGCTGCTGTTAACGGGGATATGCTGCCGCATCGGGTAGCACAGCTAGAAGCAAAAATCCTCGAAATTCGGGATGCTCACAATTCTCGAATTATCGGTAGTAATCATGTACTAGAGGCACTTCTTCAGGACGGATTGTATATGAGGACGTGGCCGGGTTATACTCCATAGAAAGGAATTAATGGGGAGTTGCAGT